CTTTTATGCGAGACCGAGCTGCACATCTCGTTCGAACCAGGGTTAACGAGCTGATTGTTCGTCAAATGAATAATCCTCAACAACATGTTGTTCTTGAAGAAGAAATTGAACGAGAATTGTCCGAGATCATAGCTCAAGAAGCCGATGCCAGCACGTTCGGTGAAAGTCTCGAAACTGAATTAGAATGGTTCCTTGAAAACGACGTCGAAGAGATTCGACAAGTTTATCAAGACCACATAATTCAGGAGAATCAGAATTTAGATTCGAGCAACCGTGCAGACATTGAAGATTCTTATAGGCGTCCGGACGATCTTAGCGAAGACAGACCACCGCGTGCCAATACTAAGATCGACTCCCCAGAAGAAATCCACAGCATTGATTACTCAAAAGGAGACGACGACTACAAACCAGGACAAGGCCCCCAGGGAGGTTCCAAAAAAATAAAGAAAAAGACCAGAAAAGAGTACATTCAGGAGTCAGTTAACAGGATTCTGAGCATAGCCGAGGACGAGGAACGGATTCGTCGGAAATTGGAAACACTCAGAGGAACTGACAGAACAACTCGACTCGCTATTGAAAAGAGTATTCAAGAATTGTTTAAAACTGCCGCATTTTCGGATACGATTCGGAAAAACCTTGAATCAGCTCTTCGTACTCCAGAGAGGAATGCAGTCGTACTGAGGACTTTCGACCAAAAATTGAAGAAAGAGCTTTCAAAGCAAGTCGATCTCCTCGGACAGTACAGCCCTCCACGGAATGGTCAAACTATAGTCTCTGAGGAAATCCAGAACTTTATCCAGGATTATCGAGACGGCGTAGTTGAATACGCTGGTATGCTTAACCGCATACGTTCTAACCTGGGTCAACGAGTTCTTCCTAATTATACGAATCTCTTTCAAAGACGATATGCAGCAATGTACGCAAATTGGCTTTCTTTGCAAATGAGATTCGCTTGGTTCCAGGACATCAGAAACGCACAAATTGCTAGTCGACAACAAAGTGTCAATGCGTACATGGTATCTGGTTCATTGATCGGTCGAGCAGAAAGCGCTATTATTCGCGCTGCTAGAAGACCGACACCGATGACAATAACTGTTGCTGTAGGGTTCGTGATGGTTTTGGGTGCTGTTGCAAAATAAAGCACACATTATTAGAGTTCGAGTTTTATTAGTTTTGACAAAACTATTTGGATAAAAAGAATATAAAAAACCAAAAAAGAATAAATCAAGACAAAAAACAAAAATGAAAGAAGGTGTGTTTTAGGAGTTTACTCCGATCCTAACTGGGACTGCGTGGCGTAGTTGTATC